CGAAAGCAAATCTCTCACCGTTCAATTTACTAAACTGACAGAAGTTAGGCAAGTTATTGCAGATGAAAAAATATTGAACACAATCGAACTCGCAGAAAATATTATTGAACAGGGAAAGAAGGTAATAATATTTTGTAATTTCACAAACTCCTTAGAAAAAATAATAGAACACTTCGGTAAATCTGCAGTAAGATTAGATGGATCAATGTCCAAACCCGACCGACAAAATAGTGTTGATAGATTTCAGAACGATGATAAAGTAAAAGTATTTGTTGGAAACATTAAAGCTGCAGGAGTTGGTATTACTTTAACAGCCGCTGAAGCTGTTATAATGAATGACCTGTCTTTTTTGCCTTCAGACCACTCACAAGCTGAAGACCGAGCTTATAGATACGGTCAAAAAAACAATGTGTTAGTATATTATCCAATATTTGAAAATACTATCGAAGGTATCATTTACGACATTCTAAATAACAAAAAACAAGTTATTGCTACGGTCATGGGTGATTTAAAAAATGATGTCGATATTGTAGAAGAAATCATGAAACAAATTAATGAACGTAGACAATAACGAACTTATGGATTATTTATAGAATAATCGAATGTTATGAATAAAATAGAACAGAAGATTGAACAACTTGAAAAACAAATCACAGAAACACACATCAATGAAGAGACTCAGTTGTTAATCACAGAAATGAAAAAAATAGGAATAGAAAAATTACCTTATTCTTACTCAGCCCTCAAAAACTTCATCGATGCTGAAACGATGAATTTTCACTACAACAAACATTATAAAGGGTACGTAGATAAATTAAACGACGCATTAGCCAAAAAAAAATATGGTGATCTTGATCTTGAAAAGATAATCAAATCTATTTCAAGATATGACAAAACAATCCGTAACAATGCTGGTGGAGCATTCAATCATGCACTTTTTTGGAACATGCTTTCTCCCAAGCCAATGAAATTGAATGGGCCACTTGAGGATAAATTGAAAAAAGAGTTTAAATCCTTCAACAATTTTAAAAAAGAGTTTGAAACTGTAGCCAAAGAAAGATTTGGATCGGGGTGGGTGTGGTTGGTTTTGACTAGTCAAAACAAATTAAAAATTATGTCAACACCAAACCAAGACAATCCGTTAATGAATATAATTGAAGGTGGTGGTTTTCCTTTATTGGGATTGGACCTTTGGGAACATGCATATTATTTGAAATACAAAAACAAAAGAGATGAATATATTTCAAACTTTTGGAAGGTTGTCAATTGGGATTTCGTGTCAAAAATGTATGATATGAAAATCGAAACAAGATTAGCCGAGTCAATCAAACTAAAGGAAATTATAATGGAAGGCAAATCTGAAAAATGTACACCAAATGAAATGGAAACTATCAGACTAATGTTCAACATAAACAAAGATATAGAAAAAATATACAAAGAAAGTATTGACAGGATTTTGAAAGAGGTATTCAATGAAAATTGGGCAGATAAAGACAACGAAGGAAATATGTCAGGTGTTTACTTTTTAGAACAACCAGGAAGATCAGTTATCAACAAACTAAACACAAATTACACAACTTTTTGCATTCTTATTAAAGATATTAATAAAATAATTCAAAACTTTCACCCTGAAAAACCCCAAATAAATTTTGTTGGAAAAACCCCAACTGAACAGGTTATGGAGGTTAAGAGGTTTGTAAAAGCGATAGATTACTTTAAGTTCAAAATATTTGATCCATCAAGCTTAACACTTCAAAATATAATGAGATCCTTGACAGAAACGGATGCGGCTGGTGAAAAAAGAGAGGAAATTACGGCATCTATTTTGGGAAAATTTTTTGGACCATCCGTTGAAATTTTCAAAGTGGGTGGGCTGGGTGAAAAGGAAGACATGATTCAAGGGGTTGATTTGAAAATAAAAAAAGACGGAAAAGAATATACTGGCCAAGTTAAGCCATTTAGAGAAAGAATTGATAAGGAACCTAACATAATATTGAAAGGCACAGGAAAAGTAAAAACCTACAATACAGATTGGATGATTTTCCAAAAAGGAAGGAACGTTTTAGTGTTTAACAAGAAACCAAGAATTATATCAGGCAACTTTGTATTTCCATCAGATTCATTGGTCTACGATATAAAATAACTTTAAGAAAGTATTTATATTATTATGCCAGTAATCGGGGAACCAGATAGAGGTCGAATTTATACTAGAGTCAAACATCTACTCGGTGCACCACTTCGTTCAGTTGAATTGGAAGATGAGATGATGGACTCATTAATGGAATTGTCTATTCAAGATTATACACAATATACTTTGGATTGGTTGATTGAGTCTCAATGGGTTAATCTTGTAAATTTAAACATGGATGAGAAATCTGTAGCAAAAGCTTTGATAACAAGAACTATGGACTTCGAAAATCAGTTTACTTACGCATATTCGAAAATTGTGGGTCTACAAACATCAGGTCCCTATGTTCTGAAGAAAGATTATATCACACTTTCAGCAAATACACAACTATATGAAATTCCAGCAGGACGCGAGGTGAACGAAGTTTTATGGTTTTCATCAGCTGAGTTAACGAACGTACTATTCGACCCATGGTCTATGGGATTCATAGGTGGACCCGGTCTTGGAGGACCGGCGGGTTATTCACAAATGGGATATAGTGGATCGTATTTTATGATGCCTGCCTTCGACATGTTATTGCGACTCCAAGAAATTAATATTCAAAGCCGTATTTTAGGTGGGGAATTAACTTACAGAATTACAGGATTACCTGACGGAAAAAAGTTGTTACAACTTTACAACGTACCAGGTGGAAAGTTCGATTTCGGTAACTTCGGGTTCAATCAATATCGTGTGTGGTATTGGTATTATGACGTAGGACCCGAAGATAGAGCAGCTTGTTTGAAAGCGAATCCTGATATAATAAAACTTCCATCTGATGTTCCTTTGGAAACATTGGAGTGGGAAGATCTTAACGTGCCAGCACAGCAATGGGTGAGGAGATGGTTCACCGCCTACTGTAAAGAGACCTTAGCAAGAGTAAGGGGAAAGTATAGTGGTAACCTCAAAACACCTGACTCTGAAATTACAATGGATTACCAAAGCCTTCTGACTGAATCTAAAGACGAAAAAACTAAGCTTGAAGAAGAACTGAAACTCAGATTAGAACGTCTGCGTCCTGAAAAGGTTATGGAGAAAGAAGCTCTGACAGCTGAGAATCTTAACAAACAAATGAGATACAGAGCGTTGCCAAGACAAATTTATGTTATCTAATGTCGATTATCAAAACACAACCCTCACAAAGATTATTCGAAGGAAGAATTATTGAAACATCCGAAATTTCTTTAATTAATAACGAAGAATATTACATTACAAGCGGTGAAGATTGTATTGTTGTAAGAGGAGATAAATCTACAACAATCAAGTTACAAAGCACAACTACAGATCATGTAGTTGTCAAAGCTTTAACACATCTAATTATTTTACCAGATATTGGTAGAATTGACGAAGATTTCGATGAAATAAGTTGTGATAGAGGTGCATGTATTGAGTTCAGATTTATAAACGGTAATTGGTACATCCTGTCATCAGATGGGTTGAAACAATCCTGACATTTTTTTCCAATCAGGATCGGCCAATTCATACATATAGTCAGGCCGCAAACCTCTTTTATTCCAATAATCGAGTTCTTGCTCTGTTATATCAAGGACATCTTCTTTCAGTTTGTCTTGATCAATCTCTTCAAATGGCTGACCATTTATGAGATCACACTGAGCTTTGGTGAATATACCCCTCTGTTCAGGATCATCAACAATTAGACCATCTCGGACTTCTTTTTTAAAACACACCAATAGTGGTTCTATTCTTTTATTAAACGTGGTTATAGATCTTGGTACATTATATTCACCTGTAAGGTTCGGGTTCGTTTCGAAAATATTATCATCGAGCAAATAGCAATTGACAACGACACCCTCTGTAATAGGTTTATATTTTGGATTCATGTTGATATTGTACTGATTGGTATCTTTGATTTGTTTTGCGGTCATTTTTTGAACGTCTCCTTGTGAAGCTTTTTTTCCGTTGTTCACGTACAAGATTACGTCACCAAGATTTACATTCAAATTATTTTGTATTGCTAATTCCATATGAGCCATTCTACTCATACTGTTTCCCGCCTTTGTTTTTTGTGTTAGTCTTTTTTTATAGTCATCCAAAGTTAATTTAACCCTCGCTCTTTGTGCTATCTTAGAGAGTGGAATTTTTTGGTCGAATATTTTTTGTAGATATTCATAATAGTATTCAATAAACTCTCGTCCTTGCCCTTCGAGTAACATTCTAATACCTTGATCCAAAAACTCCTCGATGTATATGGGGAGTTTTTTTGATTTTATAGAATTACCTGTTAGCTTTATCTTCCCATTGGCATCCATGACCGCGTAGTTTTTTCGAGCTAAATTAATACAAGAGGGCCAAAGTCCATCTGTGTCGAGAGCCATTTCACCCCTCATGAAAATATCGTTATATTCCGCTACGTCAGCGTCAGCACCTGTGTATTCTTTACCAAAATTAACCTTCCAATTCAGACCCCTACCGATGTATTTGTGAGTGTCCACGTCATTCGGACTCGAGAAATTCACACCATCAGTATCCATAACAAGTGGAGTGTAGCCTTTGGTCATAAAAAACTGAATCATTTGACGAAGATATTGTCTCCCTGTGCATGTAATCTGTTCACCCATGTACATGTCACCCCAAGCAAATACTTGTGGAGCGGATAGTGCACCAAACATCGAGTTGATGAATATTTTAATTGGTAATTGTTTATTTGAATATGACGCTGATAATTGGGGATCTGTTGTGTAATACTCCTCGGCAAGTTGTTTATATCTGATACGAGTGTCACGAAAATATTTAAGCATTCCTCTCATTCCACCCGTCACATCACAATCAGGAAAAACGTCATGTACAAGTTGGATAGATGGGTATAGAGACGAGAAATCAAGTTTTAGCACATTTTTACTATATCCAACTTTAAGTAGTCGTGAAAGACCTCCAACAAATTCGGTCTTATCTTGTTTTGCGGGTATCGGGAGTCCATGTTTGTAAGACCATGCGATCATTAACATCTTCCATAAAGTTGCGGTACCCATTGTGGACACTCTTTCATAGGTTGTTGGAATCATGGATGCAAGTAAAAAAGAAGCTTGATTGAATTCCTTATCAACAGCTAAAGTTTCTTCCAAGTCATCATCAAGATATTTTTCAACAATTTTATCTCCTGTTGTTCGAATATAAACATCTTCTCTTTTCTCACAAATTATGTCGACATTTTTATCTTGACCAACTTTTTTATACTTACCATTATGTATGTTAAGCCAGTATTCCTCTTTCTTAGAATACATCTTTCCAATATCTGCGTGTTCGATGTATACACGGTCTTTTGCTTCTTTATTTATAAATTTTGTGATGTATTTAAGACCCGCTGCTTTAATACTTGAGTTGATTGCTTGGGCCCTACGAACAGCATGAATAATATCAATGACATTATAACCCCATATTGAAGTTTGTAGGTAGTCCTCAACTTCGTTTGCAAGTTTTAAAATACTTCCCTTCCTTGTATATGAATGACTTGGATTTAACGATTTGACTGCCTTCCTCATATCAATACCAAGCCTTTGAGCTCTTTCAAAAATCCAATGCCAGTCAAAGTTGGCTGAATTATATCCACCGATTATGCTCGGCTTTATTTCATCGATTATATTCAAAAACTCCAAAATTGCTCCTTTCTCTTGAGATTCATCCAAACATTCAATTACTTTATGATAACCTTTATTAGTTTTGATTCCAATCATAAAAATTCGTCCATCTTTCGGATCCAATGCGTCAGTCTCCAAGTCAAATACCAATCTTGTAACATCATCATAATTGCTAAATCCTTTGAATAATCTTTTTTCTTTTACAATAAAATATTGCTCCACAGGAGGAAGAATTAAGATCTTATCTTTAGCCGTTTCACTCCAAGGGTCAAAATTACCATCTCTAAAGAATTGTATAAGTTCTCTGTAACCTTTCAAAGATTTTATCATAAACGTAAGACCTTTTTCGAGTCTTTCGTTATCATGGGTGTCTAATTTCTCTATAACAATTCCATACTTGGACATGGCTTCTTTTTGTGCCATTTTTGACCCATTATAGAAATTTATATTTCTTAGATCTCCAACCCAAGCAAAAGGAGTAAAAGTATCTTTTCTAATTTCTTTACCTTTACCAGGTATCTCTTTGATTTTGAAAATGGAGTTTGAAACGTAATCAAACTCAATAGCAACTATAAATTGTTCGTCGTCGTTTCCCTGTAGGAACGATTCAATTTCCTCGTTAGTAAACATAAATCTTAGCGAGTGGTTTATTGGCTTTCACACAATTGTGAAATTTACCTTACTCATCTACAATAAATATAAAAAAAGAAAACCTATCGTCAAACTAGCAACAACCTTCTGAAATGAAACTTGGTTGCACGTTAATAAACAATTGTTCTCGAATTGGGAGAATCAGATTACCTTCATCACTGCTAAGTAGGAATTGACCTTCATATCTACCCGGTGTGTTTGTCTGCATTGCGGTAAATTGGAAATATACATAATACTCCGTAGGTGTTCCAAGCTCAGCGTAAGTTTTTTCAACAATACTTGCAGGAGCTGATACTACTTTGGGTATACCTGTTGCTGTGTTGATCATACTGAAAAATATATTTGACACTTCCAATAAATTCATGAATGTGACATAATCACTTCTACCGTCCTTGACAACTTGCATTTTTAGTAATGGCAGTGTTGCATTTTGCAATATAAAAAATTCCATACAAATAAATATATTCGTTAGGATTCTTTACGTAAGCTTCTTTCGTAATGGTCAAATCTATTGTGTTCAGTTGGTGTCATAAGAAGAATACCCGCGTAAATTCTATCTTTCTTCATTTCTTGATATATGTGAGACATCCAAGTTTGTTCGTAAGGTCTTGCCCAAGTTGTTTCTAAGAACATTTTTTTATTTCCTTGTTTCGATACTATTTGTGGCCAATTACAATAGTATATTTCTCCAATTCCATATGGTATCCCCTGATAGGTGTTGACTAAATAAAAACTTGTTTTGGGTGCATTTGGATCCAATCCTAAATCAGGTAATCTTTTGTTGTTCGGCCAAAACTCCTCTCTTACGGATTGAGGTACATTGTACCATGCCCATTGAGTTCCATTGTCACCAAAAAATTCTGTGTAGTTCATTTTCATGAAATCAAAAGACTCTTTATGCATTATTTCCAATGTCTTCAAATATAAGTTTGGTGCATATCTATTGAATCCATTTCTACAAACCCCACCGTCTAAGTAGAAAAACATATCATCTTCAAAAAAATGCATATATTCCAAATCTGTTTTTTCGAAGTGTTCCGCGATGAACTGTCTTCCACCACAAATACCCAAGTTGCCATTTTCAGGTATTATCTGCTCAAACCCATATCGATTACACAACTCCTCATACTTTTGAAAAGTTGAATTATCGGTTGAGTTGTTCAATAAAAACTTTTTAGGCATTTCCAAAAAATTTTTATCATATTTTTCCATGGACTTAATCAAAGTTTCGAATTGATTTGGACTATTAAACGTGATTACATACAACCCAACTTTTTTTGGGTCCAAGGGTTGTTGGGCTATCCCATTCATCTTGAACTCTGTTTTAGGTTCCAATCTGTCATTCTTCAAATCTTCAAAAAACTTACCCAACAAACCATTACCTTCAATTTCAAAATAATTTATAAGGTCTGCGTTTTTATAACACATGATACTAAAAATAGATTCCTCAGTACCCATGTATCCATCTCTCAACGTAGTATTCAATAGATTGTAATATATTCCATTAATTTCAGATATTGTCTCCTTAGGTCCGCCAAAAAAACCACCACGAGCAACTCTTTCGACCTTAGCCCCAGCAATCTCATTCATTTTATTAAACTCGAATCCGTGTATCTCTGTGTTTGCCTCATAAGGAAAGCATATGAATGAGAACTTGGTAATATATTTTGACAACTTATCTAATACATGATCGTGAGTAAAATACCCTGGATGTACTGTGTTAGTTATTCCACCATCCAGCCAAAAAAGATATTTGGAATTAAACCTGTCCATGATTTTTGCATCATGTAACAAAAACATTTTGGACATAACCAATGGATTATAAAGTTCAAGTCTTGACTGAGTGGACTCTGATAACCAACCGGCCAAATTTTTCCATTTAGTATTATTTCTGATAGTTTGTATGTTGTTGTAGAATTCGTTCTGTTTAAACCAACTAACGTCTCTCACAATGAATTGAGTTTTATTAGGGTCCCTTTTTTTCGAAACAATCTCTTGCAGTTTTTCATCACCATAAATTATCATATTAACATCAAAGTCTAAAAGTAAATCAAATCTTTTAGTGTAATGAGAATATGAACGAGACCATCCTTCAGTAAGATCTTCCCTACCGATGTCCCAAATGCCAGTCACAATTGTAATGTCACTCATCTATTTTGTTTAATTCTGTTAATATTTTATAGAAACTTTTATTTCTTTCAAAAAGATTTGGATCAGTACCTGGCGGGCAATTATCTTTACACCACCATATGTCAAAATGTTTACGTTTAAATCTATCAAAGTGATTGAAATACATCAAAGTCATAATTTGCTCCTCCATCGGTAAATTTTCATCTGCATCTTCCAAAACTTTTTTCAAGTAATCTTCGAAAGTTGTTACTAACCAATTCCAATTTTCTTTTCTTCCACCAAATAGACCACCTATGATATGTATAGATCTGTCATAGCTTGTGTAATATTTTTTATCGACGGTTCCAGACCAATAGTTTCTATCGTTTTCTTTACCTATCATAAAAATTTTATCATCAGTAAATTCTATTAGATTTTTCAAAAAATCATTCTGAAATAAATTTGACTCGTAATACTTTCTCTGTACTCCTTTATCCGTTAGATATTTCAAGGGTATCAAACCACAATGTGACAATCCAGCATCTATCCAATAGTAATGATCATAAGAGCCATCTTCATTCCACCACCAATGAAACTTCGAGAACTGAACTTCAACACATCTATCAGATTTTCGCACTTGTTCGATATTCTTTTTAGAATTAATTATATTTTTGAATTTAGTCTCGTACAAATCAAAAACTTTAAACTCGATTTTTTTTGGATCAATCTTATGGACATCGTAGAAAAAGATTTCTAGCTCTGACTTTTCATCTTCTGTCGTATAACATACAAAAACAGAGTCTGTCATTTTGAGAAGTGACAATAAACTATATCTGTAATGACTTCCTCTAGCGGGTCTACCACCTAAATCTGTTCCATTTAATTTTGAATATATTGCTGTTATAAATTTAACTGACATTATAATCTATGTGTTTTTGTGTACTTTTTATTTCCTCTGTCCTTTCCTGGTATAGGTAATAATCATCAATTTTTACAGGTGAATATTGGTTCCAATTGTAAACCTGTGTATAATAATTATTATACATTCCATGGGATACGTCGGAATAGGATCTTCTCTGTGGTGCAATGGGCACTATAGGGCAATAACTCTGTTTTATTGGATAAATGAAGTGTGCTAAGTATCCATCAATAGGGTAATAATAATCTCCACTCGTGAATGCAGTTGTTGATATATTGAACATTTCGTCGTACACGGACTCGTCATATATCATCATGTTGGTCGCAAAAGTTTCTGCATTGTCATTATTTTTCCTTGGGGGTAATTCTGTTATATCCAATAGTAGGTTGTATTTTTCACTACGGTTTACGTTCCTATTGAGTGTTGGGGTAACGTTGAAAACTGAAAACTCTATTCCCTCTATTTGTGATTCTAATTTTTCTAAGAATGATTTGGCATAAGGCATGAATATACAATCATCTTCAATTACCATAACCCTCTTGTATCCTCTGTCCTTTGCAATTTTGATACATTCCAAATGTGATAAAGTACAACCCATATAACTGTTTCTGTTTATTGCACTAAACCTTTCATAGGACCAACCAATATAATTCATCTCTTTGTTTATGAGTGATAAATTTTCAGGTCTATGGTCAAGATTTATAACAAACTTAGCTAATTCTGAAAATTTCATTAGCTTACATGATTGTGAGTAAGTTGTCCTGTTAATCTCTCACACCATCCTTTTGATTCTGAGTGAGGCCAAACCACCCAATACGATGGCATAAAATCTGTCTGAAATTCTCTCCAAATTTTACAATATTTGTCAGGATCTCTGAAATAACCTTGTATTTCATTTTTGTCTGAGTCTTTCCTAAAAAGTGTTTCATCGTTAGGACCGTGGAATGCAACTACCCAAAAATCATAATCCTTTTCAGGTACTCTGTCGTATCCAATATCGATACAGTGTTTGTAAAGTTTAGTGAAATCATTTTTCCAATCTTCTTCAGTTGCGTAGTTGTAAGGATTTGGAGGATAATTTTTATCTAAAGTGTATTTTTGTACTGATCTTTTCTCAAATAAAATACCGGCATATTTCTCATATTCTTTTAATGTTCTTATAGGTCCAAACCCATAAGGTCCATCATGACCTTCTTGAGTTTCACCGTCCATACCGAATAATCTTCTATTTGTCAAATGACTTTTTTGGTTTTTTTTAACCCATTCTTTGTCATCGTCCCATTGCTTAGTCCTACCTTTACGAGTGTATTCGTGATATACTACTGGAATGTGTGGGTGAAACAAATCATATCCCCACGTATATGCTCTCGCAGCAATAGAGATTTCCTCTCCATGGAAATAGTATTCGGGATTGTGTTGAACTTCAACTGAGAACTTACCCAAAGTGAAACAAAAATGAGCGGAATAAAATCTTGAGGTAACGGGTTTTTTCATTTCTCTCCAACCTGGTATTGTCTCAGGTAGAAAAAAAACAGCACCCTCTGGAATAAACCTATCAAACGCCATTCTCCAAGCATCTTGAGCTCTCCCCGCAGGATCGTTGTCAGGGTCGAAGGAAGGTATGTAGCCCGTAAGTAGAGGCTTCTTATACCCATCCTTCTGTAGACCCTTTATCATTTTGATTAAGATATCATCCCAATCCTTTATAAATCTCATGTGTGAGTCAATTTGTAATGTATAAGTCTCACCATCATATAGTTGTTGTACCAAATGTCTCGCCCAACAAACTCCTTTAGCTTCTTGGTATGGTATATCTAAAATTTTAAATCTCTTGTCGGATCTAAATTCGTCTAAGTTGTCAAATCCATCTGTTTCATTGAACTGTCTAGCAATACCCAAAACTAAATTTTTGGGTCTTTTTGCATTTGCTAGCATGTCTTTAATTGTTGGAACTAATTGTGGATCTCTGTATGAGGCTATTTGTACATAAATTTTCATTAAAATATATTTTTTTAAAAAATAAAAAACCCTCTTGATAAGTGGAGGGTTCAATAAAAAATATTGAAAATGATTACACTTGGGTTACTGTTACTACGAAGCCATTACAATCCGTATCTAGATTTTGTATTATTATATTCATTCAAAATTTCAGATGTAGTTCTTAATGATTTGTAAATTCTGAATTGACCTAAATTGGCATCCATAAAATATGAATTCCCCCCAATTGACCCAATAAACCAAGTTTGGTTGGTTCCTATATTCGCTACTGGTGTTCCTCCACTTGCAGTTGCTATTTCGGTACCATTCTTGTAAAACTTAATAGTTCTATTTGTTTTATCAAAAACATATGCAATATGTTGCCACTGATTTTCAGTAATTGTATTTATTGCCGTTGATTGTGCCCCACCAGTACTACCATTACCCGCTTCAAAAGTCATTGCAAGATTTGTTGTATTCCAATTATTCCAAGCCATTTTGAATCCGTTTGTTGTAGTGTTGGCACCGCAATTGGACATCAAAGTATTTATATTATATTCATTTCTTGGATAAACCC